TGTATAGCATTATCTACTCCTTATGGTACGGGTAATTGGTTTCATCAAACTTGGATTAGAGCCGAAAACGGTGAAAGCGATTTCTTACCTATTAAATTACCTTGGCATGTACATCCAGAACGTGACCAAAAATGGAGAGACAGACAAGACGAATTACTAGGTGACCCTAGAATGGCAGCACAAGAGTGTGATTGCGATTTCAGTACTTCAGGTGATACAGTATTTTATGCTGAATATCTACAATTTTATGAACAAAGCTTTATTAAGGACCCGCTTGAAAAACGCGGCGCTGACCAAAATCTATGGATTTGGGAACCCGCTGATTATTCAAGAACCTACCTTGTGGTTGCTGACGTTGCTCGTGGCGATGGTAAGGACTACTCTGCGTTTCATGTTATCGACATTGAAACAAATACTCAAGTAGCAGAATATAGAGGCCAAATTGGTACTAAAGAATATGGACACTTATTAGTAGGCATAGCTACTGAATATAATGAAGCTTTACTTGTGATTGAAAATGCTTCAATTGGTTGGGCAACTATCCAAACAGTAATGGATAGAGGATATACTAATCTATTTTATTCAACAAAGAGTGATTCCTCAATGTCTGATTCGTATTTTGACAAATATATGGATACAAGCAAAATGGTACCAGGATTTACAATGACATCAAGAAATAGACCTATGGTTGTAGGTAAGTTTCAAGAGTATGTTAATGGTAAAGATGTTACTATCCGTTCAAAGCGTTTAATAGAAGAAATGAAAGTTTTTATGTGGAAAAACGGGCGTCCAGAAGCACAACAGGGTTATAACGATGATTTAGTTATGTCATTTGGTATTGCTATGTTTATGAGAGATACATCATTTAAATTCAGATCACAGCATTTAGAATCCTCTAAAGCTGTTTTAAATAATATATCTACAGCACGAACTCCTTATATGGGAGGTTATAGTGCTAATGGGGTTCAAAATCCTTATGAAGTGGAAAATCCATATGGTGGCAAGGAAGACATTAGTTGGCTTCTTAGATAATATTTATAATAATAAATTAAATTATGGCTGATACTAGCTTATTTACAAGACTACAAAGATTATTTTCATCCGACGTTATAATTAGGAACGTTGGGGGAGATCAACTAAAAGTAGTAGACACAGACCACATTCAAACATCAGGTGAGTTCCAAACAAACGCACTAATGGATCGTTTTAAAGGTATTTACTCAAACCCAGCATCTACATCTTTATATGGCTCTCAGTTTAATCTTAACTATCAGTATCTAAGAACTCAATTATATTCTGATTATGATTTAATGGATACAGATGCTATTATTGCTTCTGCTCTTGATATTATTGCTGATGAGTGTTCATTAAAAAATGATATGGGAGAAGTACTCCAAATCAAATCATCAGATGATGATATTCAACAAATTCTCTATAATTTATTTTATGATGTATTAAATGTTGAATTTAATCTTTGGTCTTGGACTCGTCAAATGTGTAAGTATGGTGATTTCTTCCTTAAACTAGAAATTTCCGAAAAATATGGTGTTTATAACGTCATCCCATATTCGGCATACCATATCTCAAGACAAGAAAATTTTGACCCAGAACACCCATCTAAAGTAGTATTCCAATACTCACCCGAAGGTATTTACGGAGGCTCATCCTCAGGTTATTACCAAACACCAAACGAAAAACCTAACACAAATACTATTACATTTGACAATTACGAAATTGCTCACTTTAGATTATTATCGGATGTAAATTATCTTCCATATGGTCGTTCATATATTGAGCCTGGTCGTAAATTATACAAGCAATATGCTTTAATGGAAGATGCTATGTTAATCCATAGAATTGTTCGCGCCCCCGAAAAACGTATTTTCTATATTAATGTTGGTTCTATTCCACCAAACGAAGTAGAAAACTTTATGCAGAAAACTATTTCTACAATGAAGCGTACCCCCTTAATGGATAATAAAACAGGTGAGTACAACCAGAAATACAATATGCAGAATATTATGGAGGATTTTTATATCCCCATTAGAGGTAATGACCAGTCAACTAAAATTGATACTACAAAAGGGCTCGATTACGCTGCAATTGAAGATGTTGAATATCTAAGAGAAAAATTATTCGCCGCTCTTAAAGTGCCTAAGGCATTTATGGGATATGATGAAAACTTATCTGGTAAAGCTACACTGGCAGCCGAAGATATTCGTTTTGGTCGCACAATTGATAGATTACAACGTATTTTACTCTCAGAATTATATAAAATTGCATTGGTTCACTTATATGCTCAAGGGTATAGAGACGAACAGATGACAAACTTTGAACTTAAATTAACTACCCCATCTATTATCTACGATCAAGAAAAAATCGCATTGATGAAAGAAAAAGTTGATTTAGCGGCTCAAATTATGGATAATAAATTACTCCCTACGGATTGGATTTATAATCACATCTTCCACTTCAGTGAGGATGAGTATGAAGAATATAGAGATTTAATTGCTCAAGATCAAAAGCGTAAGTTCCGTATGGCTCAAATTGAAACGGAAGGCAATGACCCATTAACAACTGGACGTTCGTATGGTACACCACACGATTTAGCTTCATTATACGGAAAAGGTAGAATGGAAACAGACCCAGGCAATGTACCTGATGGGTATGATGAAAAACAACCTTTAGGACGCCCTGAAGAGAAGGTTTCGAATATTAACACCCAAGATAACGCTTTCGGTAGAGATCGCTTAGGTAGAAAGGATATGAAAGTAGATGATCAATCTACAGTTAGTGAAACGGCAAAACAGAATTTTGCTAAAAACCGTACTTTGTTAGAATCTATGACTAAAGAATTAGTCTTTACCTCTGATAAACGTAAGGAGTCACTATTAGACGAATCACAAATTAAAGAGTAATATCTCCTTATATATTTATAATAAATCCTACTAGGAATGAATATTAAACATTCAAAATTTAAAAACACCGGTGTTCTATTTGAACTATTGGTACGTCAGGTAACTGCCGATACTCTCAATGGCCAGGACTCATCGTCTTTGGGTATTATTCAAAAATACTTTGTAAAAACCGAATTGGGAAAAGAGTATAGATTATACGAAACGTTGACTAAAAATACTTCATTAACTGAAGGTAAAGCTAACTTATTAATTCAAACCCTTTTAGAAACTTCTAAGAAGTTAAATCGTGGGTCTCTTAAAAGAGAAAAGTATAACCTTATTAACGAAATTAGAAAGAACTATAACTTAGAAGATTTCTTTAAAACAAAACTTCCTAACTATAAAGTACACGCTGCTTTTTATACGTTAACTGAAGTCCAAAACACCGAAGCTCTAGTAAACACAGATATTATTGTTAATAATAAAATGACGTTATTAGAGCATCTTTCTACTTCAAGTATTACTGAAAAGAAAGTTGAGGCTGAAATCTTACAAGAATTCCAATCTTATGATAAGGATACTCGTATGCTTACTTATAGAATTTTAATGGAAAAGTTCAATGGTAAGTATGATGGTTTACACATTAGCCAAAAAGAAGTATTAAGACAATACGTCAATTCAGTTGATTCAACTCCAGTACTAAGAGAATTTTATAACACTGAAGTAGGTAAAATCAAAGCTCAATTAAACGAATTAAACTCTCAAGTAACTGATAAAGCGGTTCAAATTAAAATCAACGAAGTATCTAATTTAATTGAAGAGCTAGATAAAACATCAAAAATTACAAGTGATAATATTGTAAATATTCTTCAATATCTTGAACTAGTAGAAGAATTGAAAGTAGCTCATGGCTGATCGTAAAGTAGGAGATATCGAGAAATCGGAAGGTGGTATAATTACTACAGTAACTGCTATTGACCCCGAAACTAACTCAGTTTCTTGGGATGTTGCTTATTCAGCTGATTACCAAAGATTATTTAATGAAATTACTGACCTAATGGATACAGCCAAAGAAGTAGCTGATATCACAGGTGAACCTTTCTTTAGAGACCATTACTTAGACATTAGAAAACGAAGAAATGAGTTAAGAACTTATTTGCGTAATAATAAATCTAAAGAATACGCTCGTATTAAAGGATTAGATGAAATGAGTAGTACTGGTGGTACTGCTTCTTTTACCCCCGGTAAAGGTGCTCAATATGCTACTCCAAATGCTTTCAATCCAAATAAAAAAGCTAAAGGCACAGCTCATAATTATTATTATAAATTAGGATTTAAACCCGTACCCAAACCACATTCGACGAAAGGCGTAGAAGTTAAATATTTATGGGGGAAGAAATAATATGTATAAGTATAAATTAAATCTAAAGGAACGCGATGAACAACGTTCTTCATTTCAAGAAAAACGTATCGCTGCGTTTCAAGAAATTGAAAAACGATTAAACGCTCTTTATCCTAAACTAGATAAAGCCAAAGATGAAACTATAGCATATTACCAGGAAAAACCCGAATCATACTCTGTAGTTAAACCAACTGATTTGGTTTTAGATTATATTAAAGACATTGAAGACTTATTAAACCAAGGATAATGAAACAACCTACATTACAAGAACAATATAACCTTCTAAAGGAAGGTAAAGGCCAGAAAGACGTATTTATGAAGTCTGTTCGTGGTCAATTCCCTAATCTATTTAATAACTTAACTACATTTGAAACTGCAGTTCAAGTATTAAAGCGTAAACAAATCATCTCAGAAGGTATTGGTGGTGTTGCTACTGGAGGTACAAATCCTTTTATTAATTGGAAAGCATTTTTATCTGAAGAAGCTAAAGCTGAAGAAAAGAAACCTACTAAAGAAGTTACCGATATGGAAACTCGTGGTTTCGATTACAAAGATGAAAAAAATATCGATAACCTATATGGTGAAGCTTTCTTACAAGGATTTTATACTGAAATGGAAGATCCTAAAAACGAAGGTAAGGATGTTACTGAATTAAAAGAAATCGTAGCTAAAAATTTAGCTAAAGATAAAACATACTATGCTACTGAAGCTCAATTCGGTATTAAAGGTATAGGGTATACTGACGAAGCACCCGGATTAAAAGCTTCTAAATCGGACCAAATGGTCCCTGTAAAAGAAGAAAAAATGGTTAAATTAACAGATCTTATTAATGAAGCAATTGGTGGTTATATGGACATTCGTCCTATGGGCCTAGGTGAAAACGCACGTACAGATGCCGAAGAAGAAGGCTATAAAGATGGTATGCGTGATGAAAAAGAAGATCTAAAATCAAAACCTAAAGCTAAAAAAGTTAAAAAAGAATCAATCGATTCTAAATTATCCGAAATTGAAAATGCTGGTAGAGCTACTACATTAGAAGCTCAAATCGAAGCTGTAGACGAAGCCATTGCTACTAAAAACCAAAGAATTTCTATGGTATCGGAGGATGAAAATTTATCTGAATTAGTAGATAAAGCTAAAATGAAAGAAATGCAACGCGAAGTTAAGGATCTTGAAAGAAGAAGACTTAAAATGGAAAAGTTGTATGAAAAAATGTGTGGTAAAGCTTATTCAAAACCCGAAATGGTAGACGAAGCTGACGATGCATTAGACTACTAAAATGAAAAAAGTACTTATTGAAACTCAACTATTTAAGCCTAAGGGTTTAATGTTATCGGAAGGTAAAATGTCTGGTAGGGGAAATCCTATGGTTGAGGGTATCTTAGCGACTGCTGAAGTGAAAAATGGCAATGGTAGGTACTACTCTAAAGACTTGTGGGAACGCGAAATTGATAAGTATAATGTTTTAGTTAAAGAAAACAGAGCATTAGGCGAACTCGACCACCCAGAATCATCTGTAATTAACCTTAAAAACGTATCCCATAATATCACAGAAATGTGGTGGGACGGGAATGAGGTAGTTGGTAAAATTGAAATCCTACCTACCCCATCAGGTAATATCCTAAAAGCATTAATTGAAAGCAATATTACAGTAGGTGTTTCATCTCGTGGTATGGGTTCATTAGAAGAAAGAAGTGGTGTATTAGAGGTGCAAGATGATTTTGAATTACTATGTTGGGATTTTGTCTCAACCCCATCTAACCCAGGTTCATATATGCACCTAGTAAGTGAAGGTTTAAACTTAAACAACCAAACACCTTATCTTAAGGTTAATTCTATTTTAAGAGAGCTTATTTGCGCTAATAGCGACAATTGTTCTCTATAACGAAGCCTGCTACCTTAGGCAAGGTCCGCGAAAGCGGGCCTTTTTTTTTTCTTGTGTTTTTTCATATTCCCTAATATATGTATCATCGCAATGTGAACAATATACTCCGTTCTATGGGGTATTCACTTAATAAAATTCAAATTACGTCTCCTAATAGACGTACTCCACAAACTAAATTTTGAGGTAAAATGGCAACAAACAGAGATATGCTAAAAGAAGCAATCGCTGATGCAAAAGCACTTAAAGAAACTGCTATTGCAAACGCAAAAGCTGCTTTAGAGGAAGCTTTCGAACCAAGACTTAAATCTATGCTATCAGCAAAGCTGCAAGAAATGGAAGACGAAGAAGAACTCGAAGAGACAGTAACGAACGAAGCTAAGAAAAAGTACAAAGACGATGATCGTAAAGACGGCGGTGAAAGCAAAGAAACTAAACGTACAGAAAAAATGAAGTACGGTAAGGATCTAGCTGAAGCTGAAG